ATTGTAAATGTTTGAATTGTGCGGTCTATCCCGCGAATGCCGGTAAAACTTAGATGGCCGCATTCATGTTGAACCCAGCCGCATCTGGTCTTAAATGCGATGAACGAGAGAATAGATGCGTAAATATTATAGGGTGCGAGCCACGCCCCTAGACTAAAATAAAATGAGAGTTCCAGAAGTCGAAAATAAACGTGGATATAATCCGGTTCAAAGCAACCCTGATCGATGAGCTTAGAGCGCATCTCTCGGAAGTCGGCCGTCATTTCTTGTTGGCGTTGGGTTAGTTCAGGGACGGCCGCAGCGCCCGACTCGTCATCATTATGATGCGGTAATGATTGAAGAACTTTGTGGGCCTTATCAGACCGATAATGAAATTCGCGAAAGATTTCGGTAGCATCCGCGGTATTCTTCGCATAATTGATGATATTTCCACCGGGATGCTTGAAATCAGTGATATCATACGTGGTACCGTCGATGGTAATCGTGTCGCGGAGGCTACTATCGCTGTCGTGTAAATTACTCATTATATAATTACTGTGTATATTATTACGAATTATATGTTTATATTATATAATGAACTCATGATTGTGTGCTTGTTGCTTTTCAAATACTAATTTACATGATAATTTAGTATTTGATATACGGGACCTGTGTAAAATTGAATTATTATGTTTATATCTATGTCTATGTATCATTCGTTCATTCGTTCGTTGTCATGTCGGCTGATACTATCGTAGCCCCTGAATCTGTTGCTGTTGCTGTTCCTATTGAACGTTCTTCTGAATACTGGCCGCGCTCACTTGATGAAGTGAGAGATTGCGATCTCTCGTATTTCAATGACGATCACTCCGCCGATATGGTGCGTGATGGAATGCGCGCAATTATTCTCACTGGCGAATTACCCGAAATAAAGGCCAAGGAAATCAACGTCTGGAAATATCTCTCGGAATACAGTCCGCCATCCGGCCGCGGGTTCCAGTTCAGCAGCGGCGATGACAATATTGTGTCTTTAGTTCAGAATAATATGCTGACTGGACATTCTGGATATTCGATGGGCTGGACGATGCGGAATATCGAGTTCATCGCGAAGAACGGTGTTGCCGCTCATCGAGATAGGTTTCTTGAAAATAAACGTAGGTCTTAGTAACGCACGCACAGAGCTAAAAACAATACTTCGACGCTACGCTATTACGGCCGGCCGATATTACTCTAGTATTTATTATACACTATCACAATAACAGGGCAGCGTATCTACATTCATAAAAATATGCGTGTTCTTTCCATCCTTCAAGAACTTCGCCGAGAGAGCCGCATGTTTCTTGTATTTTTTTAATGTGATTTTGTATTGGTCAAACACTGGATTATGGATTTCATTGGCGGGGATATGATTATGAACAGACCGCGAAATCATCTTATAGAGTTTGAAATCAGGATATCTCTCCTCGCCACTCGATTTATACAGCACATTACGCCCCTTATCATCCATCGTCCATTTCACGACCATCTTAATAATCGGGTCGGATTTACACAACTTTTCTACCTTGCGCAAATCATAGATGAAATAGTCGAAAAGAGCGCATGCGAACCGGCATAAATCGAAACTGTAATTTGGTTCAACAGTGGGTTTATCCGGATTATAATACGGGGGGAAATTGTATTGGGTTGCCGCGTCGCCTTTCGGGTGGTAACTGTCGCTACATATGAGCTGACCGCGGAATTTATAAATTGCGCGGCCGAAATCAATGATTTTAAAAATACGTCCATAGGTCGGCACCTTATAATACTGTTCTTCGTAGAGGTAATAAATGAACTCTTCGGTGGTTTCAATAAACATGATATTGTTGGTATGAAGGTCGTTATGCGTAAATTCGAACATTTTTTGGTAAATAACCAGCGTCATAATGATTTGGAATAGGAGAGACGTCCATTCCTCATTCGTCAATTCGTCTGTCATCATAATATGGTCGAGTGTGCTAACACATTTTTCAAGTAGAATCGCTTGTATTGGGAAATCCTTGATTTTTACGATGATTTGCTCATCGTCGCTGTAGTCTGTGCCAGAATAGTCGGATGAATGTTCATCGCTTTCGGTATCGCTCTCACTCTCACTCTCGGATGCGGCGTTTTGAACGGAACGGCTGTTTTTATCGTCGGCGGTATCATCGTTCGTGTCGTCGTCCTCCTCATCCTCGCCACCGCACTCGTCGTCGGCATCATCCGATATCGTTGTATAAGAAGAATTCGACTGTGATGTATCGTCGTCGTCGTCGTCGTCGTCGTAATCTCTCGTAGTTGTCTTTGGCTGTAATGTAGTTGTTTCGTGTTCTACACATTGAATATCGAAATCGTCGATATTTACTTCAAGAGCACTATCACTAGCACTCGGCGCCGCCAACTCTATCGACACGGTATCTACACTCACATCAGTGGCATCGCATTCAGGCACATAGTCCAGAATAGAAATACGGTCCTTTTTATTGAAGTAATTGTCCGACAATAAATAATCGTCGCTAGAACCACCACCATTCAACACCGGATGTAATTTATTCCGGAGTTTTAATAATTTACTGCTTGCGATATTACCGCTGCCGCTCGCGCTCGCGCCACAGCTACCACTATCATCGTCGAACTGCGAATAATCAATCGTGAAAAGTTCGTTCTCTTTTGTATTGAAAAAGGTACAATCCGCCAAATAATCAATATCATCAAAGACGTTGGTCGAAAATTCACGCTGCTTACACAGATAACTGCCATAATAGTCTAAACCATGAACTACTCCATATGTATGAAGAGTACGACTCGTCAAATACGAGAAAAACCCATCTACATAAGATGAATTGTTCGTGTTCAATATTTTATCATCACAGTTATCTGTTGTTGAATTATATTTAGGAAGCGAGCATGATTTTTGTATCGACTCATATTTGCCAGATAAATATCGAATCGGGTCTAGAAGTGGCGAGTATTTCACAAACATCGGGACATTCGTTGTATTTCCGGCATCGTCGGCAATAACAGTTTCTAAATGATTTAGTGATGTATAATTTGATTGGTCTTTCGTCGTCGTTTCCATGATCGAGTGCTCAACGATATTCTGTAAATAATACGTTTGGTTCAATTGAATTCCGTTGTAGTTGGTCTCGTTTATGTCGAAAAATCTTGAATAAATCGGTATATAATTTTGAATGTCATACAATAACGCCGAGTCGATTTTCTCCGGTGTATATTTATGTTTTCGGTAGTGAAGTTGGAAACTCGCCGTCGCCGTCGTCGGTGTTATCGTCATTTTCCTAAAATACAGTAATAATATGATTGTTCGATAGAAGTTTTATATTGGTTTTAAACGGGCAGCGACAGCAGATATTTGTTTCGTGTAAAACATCGTAAAAAAATATACAGCTTTTGTATTACCGAGTGAATCGAAACATTAACCAATATGAATTTAGAACTCGCCAAATTCGACATGAAGGCGATTAGTTTTCGCCCCGATGAAAATAAGGGGCCTGTGATTGTTCTCATTGGACGACGTGATACCGGTAAAAGTTTCCTCGTTCAGGACTTGATGTTTCACCACCAAGATATCCCCATCGGCACGGTCATCTCCGGAACAGAAGCAGGCAACGGATTCTTCGCAGCCCATGTGCCCAAACTATTCATCCATGATGCGTATAATACCGCGATTATTGAAAATATTCTCAAGCGCCAAAAAGCAGTCTTAAAGCAGGTGAAAAAAGATATGGATATGTATAAAAAGTCGTCCATTGACCCAAGGACGTTCGTTGTATTGGATGATTGCCTGTATGACAACAAATGGACGAAGGACGTGATGATGCGCCTCCTCTTCATGAATGGGCGTCATTGGAAGGTCATGTTAGTCATCACAATGCAATATCCCCTTGGTATCCCTCCAAATCTCCGCACGAATATCGACTACGTTTTTATCCTCCGCGAGCCATATATTGCGAATCGTAAGCGAATCTACGACAACTATGCGGGTATGTTCCCCACATTTGAGAGCTTTTGTCAGGTCATGGACCAGTGTACCGAGAATTATGAGTGTTTGGTCATCAATAACAACGCGAAATCCAACAAATTACAAGACCAAATCTTCTGGTATAAGGCACAACAGCACGGGCCATTCAAGCTCGGCAGTAAGGAGTTCTGGGAAATATCGAAGAATCTCGGTTCTGATGATGAAAGCGAGCAGTCGTATGACCCTAATGCTGCGAAAAACAGTAAGGCGCCGAAGATTAACGTGAAGAAGAGCAAGTGGTGAGGGGAAGTTTCCATTCTTACTACTCATTTTGGAGTAGCAAGATTCCGAAATTAGCATTTTAATCATAATTCTTACTTTTGTTGCAACAAAAGCAAGATTTAAAATTAGTATTTTAATTAAAGGTTTTACTTTATAAAATGAAAGCAACGACACACGTCCTTCTTGTTTTAATAAATCTTGCTTTGTGTATCTTAAAACAACTTAAAGACATCCGTCTATACATAGTATAACATACATACGCTCATTCGATGTCCTCCGCTTCTTCCGCCTGCGCCGCCTCGGCTGCTACCCTCAACATTGTTGAAC